TCCAAACGTTGAGGTTGTGGCTGAGGTTGTTGTATTTGTACATTATTTTCCCAATTTTGTAAAGAACTTTCATCATATTGGGGGCGATATTGTGAAATTTGTGCAGCTTTGTATTGTGCAGCTGTTAAATTTGCTTGTGCTTCTACCAACAAATCTGAGTCGCCAGAGTCATAAGCTTCTTTATATGCACGTTTTGCGGTTTCAATTTCACGAGTTGCGCTATCATATACATTATGTACTAGAACTTTCTCACCTTGAGACAAGTTGCGTTGCAACTCTTTGGTGCGTTCCATTAATGATTGTGCTTCACGGACAGCTTCTTCTTGTTCACGGAAAGCTTGTTCTTTCGCTCTACGTTCATCATTGATTAGCTTTTTCATTTGCAACAAACGTTGCTTTGCTTCTTTAGAATAAGATTCTAAGTCATCTTCTTCAATGTCTTGAACAATCTCTGCTGGAAGCGGTGTAGCGTTTTTCTGATCTTCTATTGGACGATCATCTTCAATTTCAATTTCAAATTGTTCCTCAACTGGATTTTCATCCATTTCGTCAGGAAATTTATAATTTTCAGCCATGGTTTACTCCTATGCTCGACTAATGCCACGAGGATCTTGAACAATCCCCTCGACAGAGTCATCGTTAATAATGCGGAATTCACGGCCATGTATTTTGAGTCGTGTGCCAGTATTTGGTCTAGCTAAGATAAAATCGCCTTCTTTGCACCATGCGCCATTTGGGAAACGTGTGGGATCCTTATAGCAATCTGGGCCAAGTTTAACTACAAAAAATACTGTAGATAAAAGCTCTTCATGTCTTATATGTGAATCAGGTTTAATAATTCCTGACTCATATTCTTTTTCAACTTCTGGGACAGCGCATAAAATACGATACCCAGTTGGTTCTGGAAGTTGCGTTGCATTAGCTTGATCCTTTTGGGGGCTGGCTTCAGCAGGCGATACTTCATACATCTCACCAGGGTTTGATCCTGGCATTATGATGTTAGTCATCAGATTTCTCCATTCTATTTGCAAGGTCTGTAATAATCATGCATGCAGCTTCGAGACCTCGAACTTGGCCGCATGTGTACTTATACTCCTCATAACTAGAACATTGTCCGCCACCAGCCGCTTGGTGAAGCATTTGGATACGGTCTCTGAACTCATTAAGAAGGTATTCTAGATTTTGGTCTATCATTTAGTTTCCTTTTTTGAAGGTTGTTGGGATTGTTGAGCATTTACATCACGTTTCATTTGTAAGTCAGTTAAATGTTTACTTGCCTCTAATGATGCTTTTAATCTGTTTGCCTGATGTTGTTGGTTAATTTGTGCTTTAGCCTTGCCTACATCGTTGCCCAAACGCATACCTTCAATACGTTCTTTAGATTCCATAACGTTCTTCTCAGTAGTAAGCTTGGCTCCAACCTGCATGCCAGCAATTTCTTTTTGCGTTGAAATGCGTTGTTTTTCAATTTCCAACTGATCAGCTTTAGTGGCTGCATCAATTTGCATCTTGCGCATCTTAAGATCAACTTCTTGTTGTTTGAGTTTAAGTTCTTGCATCTGCATTTGAATAATTGGATCTTGTGCCGCTTGTTGAGCTTGTTTAGCTGCAATTTCTGTTTGGTTTTGATTAAGTATTTGTTGTGCTGCTGGAACTGCAACTTGTGCAAGGTGTTGTTCCATTTGCGGATCATACTGATCGTTGTCTTCATAAGTAGGAAGAGTAATGCCCATTTTCTGTTCCATCTGGCGCTTGTATTCCATAGCCACGTGTTCTGTAATATGGGCTTGCATTGCAGCCATAATAGAAGGAGCAGCTGGGTTTTGACCAATCACTTGTTTGATTTTAGGATCATTCATAGCGGACATATGAATTTTAATATGCGATTCATGATCTTGGAATGCAAATGCTTTCAATGGCTTGCCACTTAATGCACTAGAATTTTCACTAACTGGATCTACTGGCTTAGCATCTTCTGGCAATGCAACAAGCTTATCTGCGTTTTTAATACCAAATGCTTCTAACATTTGACGGTGCAAATAAGGCAGGTTGTAAAGCTGAGGAGCTGTTTGTGATAACTGTAGAACTGCTTGATACTGAACAACTTTTTGTGACATTGTAGAAGCATTAGGATCAGATACTGGAATGATGTTAACCATCTTGTAATCTGATTTACGGGCTTTACGTGTGCCAGTTGAAGGATCGTATGAGTATTCTTCAGGGGCATAGTCAGCAATAATCTTCTTAAGCAGCTTAAACTCTTGCTTCATTGAAAAATGGATACGTGCTTGAATTGAAGAGATTACTTTCAATTGACGTTCCAAGATTGCAAGGGTAGTGCCTACAGGAGCGTTGGCAGACATGTCAGAAGCTTGCAAATCACCAGCAGAAGCAAATCGTCTAGCTTCATCAATAATCTTATCCATTAAGAGTGCTAGGGTCTGGCTAGGCTCTTTATATGGCAAAGGCATGATGTTGTCACGCATAGCACCAGAAGGCACGTCTACGTCCCTAAACTCGCCTGGAGCAATAGGAGTATCGTCACCTTTAACACGAAGGCCACGTGTTTTAAATCCGCCAGGTAAGTTAGCTAGTGAACCAGCATCTACTAATTGACGTAGGATAGAAGTGCCTGATTTTGCATATGAGCCAAGGATATGAATCAAACCAAAGTCATAGAACCCAAAGCCTGGAATGTAGCCATACTTAACAAAGTGTTGGCGTTTTTGGTATTTCTTATCATCTGGCTCCCAGTTTCTACGAATAGCAAGAACTGTGGTTGTGCCTTTTTCAATGGTCACTACATAAGGAAGAGCAAGCCCAGTAGGATCGCCATCTTTATCTAAATGCTCATAACCTGGAAGGTCAAGATCAACATGCATTTCCAATACTTTAAAGCGGTCATCTGTTGTTGCACGGAAGCCAAGCTTTTCAGCAATCTTCTTTTCTACTTCATCTAAAGATGTAGATGGTGTGCCAAGATCAACATCTCGGTAAAACCCAGCCATCTGTAGTGAGATCATTTCATTTTCAGTCTTACGCATTACATGGGTAATACGTTCTGAAGCCTCAAGGCTTGAAGCGCCATATGGGACTACTAAGTCATCTGCTGTTACATACATGGCTGTTTGACGGTCAAGGCGTGGGTCAATGTAAATCTTTTTAAAGCCGTTACCTGACAACCCCGTACCCCATAACATGCGTTCATGCTCTGGTCGGTATTCAATCATGTTGTCTGTTAGCTCATAGTTCATGTCATCAACAACACGTTCCATGGCTTCTTTGTTCTCTTGTGTTTCTTTACCAACAATCTCACCCTTACACGGGCCAGATGCTGGGAATGTAGATTGCATTGTTTCGGCTTGGAACTTAACAACAGCCTCGGCTAATACAGGGTGGTATACACCACACGCACCTTCCCATGGCTCAGAACGTTCTTCAATCTTAAGGCCAAGAAGTTCAAGGCCGTCAACATATGTTTGGATCCAGTCTTTGCGAGAAGAAATGTCATTTTCAAAATCTTCAATTAGATCTGCAGCAATGCTTGACAGTTGGCTTTCTGGAATAAACTCAGCCAAGTTAGCATCAAAACTTTCGCCACCAGTATCAGGATGTGGAGATAAATCAACTTCCATCCCATCTACATTCATGTTTACTGCATCTGGGTTTTGGATTTCAATTTCAATTTGATGTTGATTATCAAGGCTTGGTAGTCCTTGCGGTGCTGCGTAAAGTGACTTTTCTATTGACATATTATTTCCTTAAATTAACTTCCATGAGCCTGTTGTGTATTCAGATGGCATTGCAATTCCGCCATTATTGTATTTAAACTCTTGATCAGTCGAATGGGTTGGGTTTATGTTGTTCCAATCACTTGGACTTAAAACACTTTGAACTGTATCGTATAAGTTTTGATTTCTTGGATGAAGGACAGCTGGTTTAGCTAAATCTAATCTTCTAGCATACTCTTTACCCGATTCTACTTTGTTTTCGCCTGTGCCATTCCATGCTCTGCCAAAAGGAATGTTTAAACGTTCTGCATCTTTAAGTTTTTGATGGATGGTTGCTGCGGTATCTGCATGTAAATCTTCATGCCCAATATCATATAGCTGACTTGCAAAAGCATTAGCTTCTTTATTATTCTTATCTATTCCATTAAAGCCAGCATCAGAACGGCCTTCATGAAGTAACAAATTAGTATAGTCTTCAGGAGATAATGTTCTTCCCCCAATAGTTTGCAAATCTTTCATGGCATTAGCCGTGTTGATTACATCACTTTTCTTAAAATAAGTAGGCATAGATTCTACGCCAGTAGGGCTTTTAGGGTCGTGTCTATACCCAGAAAGGATATCTTCTGGATGTGTCTTTGCATAGTTCACCATGTATGCACGGTATTCTGCAGCTCTTTTAGCTAACTGGGCTTTGGTTAATTGTGGCATGTTAGTCCTTAGAATAGGTATTGACTAATGGTGGATAATACAATATATGCATTTTTTTTCCTAGTAATATGCTCGTTTACGTTTAAATTCAATAGGATCGTCTTTCTCATCTGAGTAAACAGAAATAAACCCACCCCGTCTAAAACGTAATAAGGCTTGTGTTGTCGAGTCAACCAAGTCATCATGATCTGAGTTAGGGAAAGCTGCTACTTCTTCTACGACTTCTTCCGCCCATCTTTTACGTGGCGCCCAAACCTACCCTGATGCGAACAAATCACTCACAGCATTAAGACGGGTAATCTTATCGTTGCCTCGCACAGGGGTAAACTCCTGAACTGGTATCCCCATACGTCTTAATTCAAAGACAAGGGGGGCGCCAGATGCTTTGGCTTCAACAATACAGGCGTCTGGTTCCCAATCTTGGTACATTTCCAAGGCCCTTTGTTTCAAATCTGGGAATTCCATGCGTTCTTTAAGGGCATCTAACAAAATAATGTGGGGATCTGCTTCATTTTCGTCTTTATAGAAGACTCCCCAAGTAGTGCATGCCGAATAGTCAGACCTTTCGTTCTTTGTAAAGGCCGTATCCCATGATTGTATGATGAAATGACAAGATGGTGGGCGATCCCCTTCCCAAACCTGCCACCATTCCCGTTTTACAATCGCACCTTCTTCAGATGTTGGGTCTTGTTGGTACTGAGCCTGCCATTTAGACAGCGGCAACTCAGTTCTTAGCTTATCCAGCTCCTCATACGACCAGAATTCAGGCCATAATGGCTTATCACTAGGTAAAATTGCAGGTAATTCAATGATTTCCCACTCATCCCCGTCACGATCCACCATTGCTTGCAGGATTTTACCCGTTAAATCCCGTTTAGCCCAGCGTGTCATCACGACTACAATGGATCCGCCAGGCTGTAAACGCTGCCGAGGGCCAGATGTGTACCATTCATACACGTTATCAAACACAGATGGGTCAGCTGCTGCTAGTTTTGCTTCCTGTTCTGAGTGTGGGTCGTCAATAATGAGGAGATCAGCACCTTTACCAGTAACGGTACCGCCAACACCAATAGCAAAATACTCGCCATTACCAGAAGTAGACCACCGACCAGCCGCCTTACTGTCAGCTCTAAGACCAACATTCGGAAATATCTTCGAATAAATCTCGCTATCAACTAAGTTAC